TTCGTGCTGAGCGACGAGGACGACATCGTCTGCCTGGACCTGGACCACTGCTTGAACCCGCTCACGGGCCGTCTGGCTCCGTGGGCCGCAGCCATCATCCGTGACGCGGGAGCCACCTACGTAGAGGTTTCCCCGTCCGGGGACGGACTGCACATCTGGGGCCGTGCCGACGTCCGACAGGGACGGAAGCTTCGGCGCCCCGACGGTACGGCCGTAGAGATCTACGGGACCGGCCGCTACATCGCAATGACGGGGCGCCGACATGGCAACGCCCCATCATTGCTAGCGGACGTCTCCGAGGTCATTCGTCGGCTGACTGAGGCGGATTGATCTCCCGGCGCTGCGGACCGCGAATCTCTTCGACAAGCTCCCGGATCGCGCGTACGGCCTTCTTAGCCTCGCGGCAGACGACGGGCACTCTACGAAGTGCCGACACAACCACCCATGACACGGCGCTGATCCCCGAAACGATCGCCGCAGCCCATCCGTACGCTTCCATCTGGCTCGACGAGCCTCTCTGATAAGAGCGGTCGGGCCGAAGCGAAAAGGGCGCGCTCGGCCCGACCACATAACTGTGGTCGAAGCCGAGATGCGCCCTCGACGGCCGCGCGTCCGGCTCCCGAAGGGCCGTTCGCGCGAAGTACGAATCTCGAAGTTCGTTGGTCTCAAAGAAAACTTCGTCGATGGTGTCTTTCAACGTCAGGCCCGTCGAGTCCTGACGCCTAGCAAAACTCAGGGCCTCAACATACCAGGGCAATCCTCAGCAGTCCAAACACCCTGTATAGGGGCCTAGTTGTGTCAAAGGAGGAGCGCCCATGGCAGGCCGCGGACCCGCCCCCAAGGACCCAACCAAGCGCCGTCGGCGCAACGCCGCGGATCCCGAGACGGTCATCACCCCTGACGACGAGACCCGCGGCCCTGAACTGCCGGAGGGCGTCCTAGGCGTCGACACGAAGACGGGCGAACTCTACGAGTGGCACCCCATGACCGTGGCGTGGTGGCAGACCTGGCGCGAGTCCGCGCAGGCGTCGACGTTCACCGCTACCGACTGGTCGTTCCTCATCGACACGGCCCTCATGCACCACTCGATGTGGGACAAGGGTCAATGGACCCTGGCTGCTGAAGTCCGGCTCAGGGCAGCCAAGTTCGGCGCCACGCCGGAGGACAGGGCCCGACTGAAGCTCAAGGTCGACGAGCCCTCCGCATCCCCTCAGAAGCCCGCACAGCGCCCCGACGGGGTGACTGACATCAACTCGCGCAGGGCGCGTCTTACAGGCTAGGAGACCGGATGCCGCACGTCACTGTGCGCGCCCCCGGTCACGACCGCTCCCGCTCGCTCGGGTGGCTGTCGGTCGCATGGATGGAGTACTTCGTCGTGCACGGCCCTGGTGACGTCCAGGGAGAGCCTGTACGCCACGGCGACGAGTACACAGGCTTCGTCGTTGACTGCTACGCGGTTGACGACGACGAGGGAAAACTCCTCTACGACTCCGCGTTCTTCTCCCGCCCGAAAGGGTGCGATAAGAGCGGGCTCGGTGCCCGCATCGGGCTCTTCGAGGCGTTCGGCCCCTGCCGGTTCGACGGATGGGCGGAAGGCGGTGAGGTCTACGAGGACCCTTGGGGTCTCGGCTTCGAGTACGTCTACGAGCCCGGTGAGCCGATGGGACGCCCGGTCCGCGTCCCGTACCTCCGCATCATGGCAACGGAGGAAGGCCAGACCGGCAACGTCTACGACACCATCCATTTCAACCTGACCGACGAGGCGTCACGCCTTTCGCAAATCCCGGGCGTAGACCCCGGATTGACAAAGATCAACCTTCCCGACGGCGGAGAGATAACGCCGTCAACGGCGTCCGCATCGTCGAAAGACGGCGGTAAGGAAACGTGGGTCTGTTTCGACGAGACCCATCTGTACAACACGCCTGAACTGCGCCGGATGTACACGACAATGACTCGTAACCTCCGGAAGCGAAAGAAGAACGCCGGCACATGGTATTTGGAAACAACGACCATGTTCGCCCCCGGTCAAGACTCTGTAGCTGAAAAGACCTACGAGGAAGCCGAAGCCATCCGTGAGGGGAGGAAAAAGCGCGGTCGCGCGCGACTCCTCTACGACCACCGATACGGCGTCTGCAAAGACCTCAAGAACGAGGACGAACTCCGCGCGGCGCTGATCGACTCCTACGGCGACGCCATGGAGTGGATGGACATCGAGACCCTTGTCGATGACTTCTACGACCTGCGTAACGATGCCGCGGACGGCAAGCGCTACTTCCTCAACTCCCGGACGTCCTCCTCCGACGCGTGGATGGACTCCGACGCGTGGGAGGTATGCCGCCGGCCGGAGGAGATAGCCCCCGGTGAACTGGTCACACTCGGGTTCGACGGCTCGATTCGCGACGACGCAACGGCGTTGTGCGCCTGTCGGGTGTCTGACGGGCACCTGCAACTTCTCGGCGTCTGGGAGAAGCCCGAAGGGCCCGAAGGCGAGGGCTGGCAAGTCGACCGCGAGTCCGTTGACAACACCGTTGCCCGAGCGTTCGACAAATACGAGGTCTGCGGTTTCTACTGCGACCCGCCGCACTGGCAGGACTACGTGGACAAATGGACGTCGGAGCACAGCGAAGGCCTCCAGGTGTGCGCCACACAGGCACGCCCGCTGGAATGGTGGACCAACCGGCCAACGGCGATGGAACACGCGTTGGACCGCTTCGTTGAGGCCGTTGACGACAAGGCGTTGTCGTTTGCCGGAACTGAACGCTCGGATGACGAGGAATCGTTTTCCAAACTCGGGGCAACGCTCACCCGTCACGTACTAAACGCCAAGCGACGCCCGATGGGGCGCAACCACATGGGCATCGGCAAGGAACACGCTAAGTCCTCGAAGAAAATCGACGCCGCCATGTCCGCCACGCTCGCTTACGAGTGCCGCGCTGACGCCATCGCGGCCGGAATCACGAAGCGCAAAAAGCGCTCGTCCAAGCTACACGCCTTTTAGGGAGGTTCGCGAGTGCCTATCGATGCTACGAAGGTCGAGTCTCCCGGCTGGTGGCTTCAGCGGCTCGGTAAGAAGCTGCTCGACGAGCGTGACGACTGCCGTGACGCTGACGGGGAGACGGAGCCAGGCCTCAACACGCTGCGGCGCTACGCGGAGAACAAGGCCCCGCTGCCGCACGTCCCCGGCATCGACCCCGCGGAGATCGCGGAATGGATGAAGGACGCGCGCACCAACTGGACGTCACTCGTCATCGACTCCCCGGTTGAGCGCATGCACGTCGACGGATTCCGCTTCGGATCGCCCTCTGACGGCGACACTGCGCAGGCCGCGGACGACGACGCCAACCGCATATGGCAGGAGAACAGCCTCGACGCGGATGCCGACCTAGTCCACTACGGAGCCCTGTCCCAGCGACGGGCGTTCGTCATGGTGGAGGAGGAAGCCGGGCGCCCGGTCCTGACCCACGAGTCGCCACGCCAGGTGGCTGTGGAGCACGTCCAGGGCAGCCGGCGGAAGTTGGCCGCGGGCTTGAAGATGTGGCGCGACGACTGGACTGGCGACACTCGCGCGACGCTGTGGACGCCAGAGAGTGTGTACGACTTCGTGACGAAGTCGCAGTCCCCGGTGTTCGCTGGCAACTCGGCGTCGCTCCGTGGCTGGGATGCCTTCGCGCTCCCCAGCTCGACGGACGGCACACGGGCCAACCTGTTGCGTGCGGTCCCTATCGTCCCCTTCATCAACCGGCGCAACCGACGGCTGATGGGCTTCGCGGAGCACGAAGACGTGCTGACGATTCAGAACCGGATCACGCTCTCGCTGATCAACCTGATTGCCGCCATGAAGTACGGCGCATTCAGGCAGCGTTACGCGTCGGGCCTGGAGGTCGACGAGGACCCGATCACGGGTAAGAAGCTCACGCCCTACAAGCTCGACATCAAGAGTCTGTGGACGTCGGAGGACCCGGAGACGAAGTTCGGCGAGTTCGCCGCGACGGACCTCGCTCCGTACGTGCGCGCAGTCGAATCCGCGGTACAGGATCTCGCGGCCATCAGTCGCACGCCTCCGCACTACCTGATCGGCGCTGTAGTCAACGTCTCCGGCGACGCTCTGAAGGCAGCGGAGACAGGGCTCGTCAGCAAGGTCCGGGATCGTCAGCGCACCTTCGGCGAGTCCTGGGAACAGACGATGAGATTGGCGTTCCGTGTCCTAGGGGACGAGGCGAAGGCCACGGCGTACACCGCCGAAACCCTCTGGCGTGACCCCGAATCCCGCTCCATCAGTGAACTCGCGGACGCTGCTGTGAAGGCGGAGGCCGCGGGCGTTCCCTGGCGTCAGCGCATGGAGGACATGGGCTACACGCCCGCACAGATCGCGCGGATGGAGATCGACCGCGCGGCGGACGCGATCACCGCGCAGGCTGCCGCGGACGCTGCGGCCCCACAGCCGACGTCCCTGGACGCTGCCCGTGCGGCACGCGATCAGCGGACCGTGATCGGACGAGGCGCCAATGCCCCTGTCGCCGCTTGACCGTCGCTATGGGTCGGCCGTACGAAGCGTCTGGACGAGCGTCCTCGGGCGAACTGACCAGTCCTGGAAGGGCCTTCGGTCCTGGCGCGACGCCGATATGCGCACCTTCCAGCGTCGGGCACTTCCGATCATCCTG